TTCGTAATCTTCTTGAGATACAACGTTAGATACGTTAACCTCAGTAAGGTTACAGAATTGGAATGGTCTAAGTCCAATTTCACAACATGGGTTAGTTCCCCAATCTTTATCGTTACTTAAGTAGATACCAGGTTCTCCTGCTCCACTAACTTCAATTCTTTTCCATAAGTCCATGAAATAATCTTTCTCAATCTTATGTCTCATTAGAACTGCTGAGTTATTTGCTCTACCTCTTTGTGGATTTGTTTCCCACCAAGCTCCACTCTTACAACCAATCATTTCATCGTCTGTTGCCGAGAATAATGAAATAAGTGCCGCTCTTCTGATACCGCCTGCCAATACTGCGTCTGCAATATGACAAACCATATCATGAACTTCGATAGCTCTTAATTTATCTCCGTCTTGTTTTGCATCTAAGATACCTTCCAATTTAATCAAACACTCTTTAAGTGGTTGGGGTCCTGGTGCTTTACCACCAGAGGTAACTAATCTTGCTCCTTTTGGTCTGATGTCACTGAAATCAAATTGGATGTGTGAACCTCCAAAGAAATATGATTTAACTAACACTTTAACCGCATCAGCCCATCCTTCGATTGAGTCGGCAACTAACCAACGTCTTCCTCTTTCTTTATTTGGTTTCCTGATTTCAGGTAACGCATCCACATGATGTTTTTGAACTGAGTATCCAACTCCTGTTCCACCCAAAAGCAAGAACATGATTTCAGAGAATACTCTCCAATCATCAATTGGTGCGAAGGCACAGTTATAAATTCTGTTTGGTGAAATTTCAATAGGTTTTCCTGCGAACTGCATAGACCTCATTGAGGGTAAAACTTGTTTTCTGTATACATACATGTAGTTCTCTCGAATCTCCTTTTCTAATTTAGGGTATTGCTTGATATGCATCTCCATGTTTCTTGTGACAAGCTCTTGCCACGTTTCTCTTCTTTTCAATTCAGGAATATACTTGGCGTACTTCATGTACACTGTAATGTCCGATAAAATTCTGTTTGAAATGTCCATTTGTTAATTTTTAAGTAATTGTTTTTTTTTATCAAAAATCGTCGATTTTAATGATAAATATGCGGTTGTGTGGTTATTGACCACATTTATTTTTAAAAAAAAATAAGTTTTTTTGAGAAAAAGTAGATATTTAATTAACCGTTATTTTGAGATTTTTGGGCTTCTTCTTTTGCCTTTCTTTTCTCCATAAGTTCCTTAACCCTATCTCTCTTTCTTTCTTCTTGTTGTTCCTCGAATCCAAGGAAGGTAACCGAGCTTTCTGTGTCGATTTCAAGAAGTTCATTGTTGAATTTGCAGTTTTCGAATACAACTCCGTCTTTACCAAGACGTGATTTTGTAATGGCTATTGTTGCTAAATTCATTTCTTTTTGTTGTAGTGTTTTTGCCACGGTAATAATAACGTGTCCAACTTGTGCTTTTTTAATTGAACCTCCCATTTGGTCTGTCGTTACAACCTCAGATGAGATAGAACTTCTATTACCTTGGGTTGCTGTCCAACCAACTAAATTCAATTCGTGACACATCGCTTCGAATCCTCTCATCACAGAACCCTCAGCCTTCCATTCGTCTTTACTTGATGATTCAGGAAGTACACAATCGATATAATCTAACATAACCATATCAATTTTATTTCCATCCGCAATCATCTTTCTAACTTGGTTCTTAAGTTGATTCATAGTCATGGTATCGGACGCTAACTTTTTAAGAATCAATTTGTTTTTCATTGTTTCTTGAATTTCAGTTATTTTACCCATAACCTCTTCTCTATGATGTGCTAGTTCGTCAGGTGCAATACCTGTCCAAATAGTGAAGTGTTTTCTTTGAACAATCTTCGGATTGTCCTCAAAGAATACTTGTAAAACGTTGTACCCCATATTGAATGCGGTATTAGCAATCTTAGTTAAGATAGTTGTTTTACCAACCCCTGTAGGAGCTAATATAACCCCAATCTCACCCTTTGCTAAACCACCCTTCAACAATCTATCAATTCCTGGTATTCCCATCGGAATAGGGTGTCTATAGTCCTCATCCAACACTGTATCCAAACCACAGAAGATATCTGTCTGACCCTTGTCTATTTCACCAACTTGTAATGCCTCTCTAACCAAACCCTCAACTTTATCGTAAGATTCAAAATCACCTTGAGTGATGATTTTTTGAGCTTTGTCCATCGCCTTTTGAAGTTCTTGTTGTTTACAGAATTTCAAAGCCTTTTCTTGAACAAATTGAGTTCCTTCGAATGGTGCGTCTTTAACTTGCTTCAATGTGTCTAACACAATCTTAGCAACCATTTCTTGAGAAACCTCGGATTTAATAATCTGCTCAAGGGTATCGAAGTTGGGTGTAGATTCATACTTAACATAGTATTCCTTAATCATCTGTAAGATGATTTTGAAATACTTGTTATCGAAATACTGTGACTCGATAACATCGATAATAGACGATGAAAAATCCTTGTCTACCACGATTTGATTAAGTAACTGAATCTGAAAAGTGTTCCCTAAATAATCGAAATTTTTATTCATAAATAATATTCTATACCCCCCGTATTATTAAATACTTACTTGCTAAGGTCAAATTCTAAATATTGGTAAGTTAATTTGGTTGTTGAAAAAATGTCAGTTAGTTCACGAAGAATCTCTTTTAAAAATGGTCGTACGTCAACTGTATAACGAACTTTTGGTGGGAAAAATTTTCCGTCGAAAATTCTATGACAAATTGTCGTGTCTCCAACTTTAACATAAATGTTAAAAACCTCTGGTCCTTCAGTGTATGATGTATTCATAACTGATGGGTCGTTTGTAATTGAATCTCTGTTGTCCATCATATAAACAACCGTCTTCATTTTAAGGTGATACTGTAATTCCTCTTTAATGTGACTTACAAATTCATACAACTCCATAGAGTTTTTAGCCTTTGGATTGAAACCTCTAACATTGAAAAATCTTTGAACCACGATGTTATCGTTCAAGGTCAAAAGGAATTCCATTTTAGTACTGTCTTGCTCTTTCATAATTTTGTTTTAATTTTTGTTTGTGTTTCTTTTTTCTTTTCTTGTTAGTTTCATAAATGGTCGGAGGAAATTTACCCAAGCTTCATCATTTTTGGGTAGATACTTGAAGAGACCGTCCTCCATCATCATTCTCATCAAGTTCTTATATCCTCTGTCTGTGGGGTCGATAGTATCGGTATGAATTTGTTCTACCAACTCTTTACCATCATCGGTAATCAACGGATTGTGTAAGTCCACAATCTTTTTGTTCGTTTGGTAGAACTGTTCACCAAGTATACCAAATTTTGTACGTCCTGTCAAAATATTCTCCAAAGCTTTTGGTTTTTTCTTTTGCTGATTATTTCGTGCAATATCGAGTATTTCTTCGATAGTACATGATTTTTCCAATAATTCGGGGAATAATTTAACCAAAGTTTTTTCTCCCAAGAGTTCTATTCCATCAATATTGTCAGACTTGTCTCCTGTTAGGATTTTGGTTAACAAAACGTTTGTATGTGGTATATCAACCTTATTAATAGTAATCTTATCCCCATTCTTAAAATATTGTTTTGAAGTTGGGGAATATATGGTTACCCGTTCGGATATAAGTTGTGTAAGGTCTTTATCTGCAGAAAAGATTATAATCTGTTCGTCTTTAGAAATGTTTGTATAATAGGCGATTAGGTCGTCAGCCTCGTTATTAATCATCTCAACTTGGCGTACGAATATCTCCTCGAGGTATTGTTTAACTCGAGCCTTTTGTTGAAGATATGATTCGTATTTATACTCATTCATATCTTGTCTACGATTCGCCTTGTATTGTGGATAAATGGATTTCCTAATAGATGAATTGGAGTCCCCATCCCAAAAGACCACAACCTTATCATGGTTATGTTCCTCCAAGAACTTTCTTAAAATGTTGATAAAATGGTAGATTCCACCTAAGTGGTCTCCACCATTATACAACTCTTTTACTCCGTGAAATCCTATTTTAAACAGATTGTCTCCGTCTACTAATAATGTCTTAATCACAATCTGTGATTTAAATGTGAAACAATATACTAATCTTCTTTTTCTTCTTTCAATGTAAACTCACCAT